TTCAAGAAGTACCAGTTGAAAATCCTAATAGATCAAATAAAGAATTAGATAATATAGATGTTAAATTTGATATAGTAAATGAAGAACCTGATATATCAAATGATATTAGAACTACATTATTAAATAGTGTAAGTGGTAATCCACAAACAGGTGTGTTTAATTCTGAAGCAGATGCAAAACAACAAGAATTAGAAAATGAACAGTTAAGAGAACAAGAAGAAAGAGCATTTGGTGATGGACAAAAAACAAGACAAGCTAGAAACAGAGAACTTTCTTCAACAGGAGGAACAATAGATTTATAAATAATGGCCAAAGATATCCCATACAAACCAGTATTTCCTTACACTGGAAAACAAATTATAATTGATTCTGATAGAGTTACTCTTAATTCTAAAGATGATATGACTTTTTTAATTGCAAAAAAAGCAGTATCGATTTCATCAGGGGGTACCGTAAACATAGATAGTGAAGGAATGACTATTATTAATTCACCTAAAATAAAACTTGGATTAAATGCTGAACATCCTTTAGTATATGGAGATGTTTTAGTAGAATTATTAACTACTTTTTTTGGTTTTTTACAAGATAATGTTGCCCCTGGATTATCTGCAGCAAGTATTGAAGATTCACCTGTATTAACAGTACAACAGGCAGGACAAAATCTTGCTGCAGGTGTTCAAAGAGCACAAAAAGAGTTAGCAGATGTTTTATCAAAAACTAATTTTACTGATTAATTACTATGGCTGAAAATAAAGTATTGGCAATGGTTTTAGCTGCAAAAAGAACTTTAACTAAGTTTGCAGTTGAATTAGATAAGGCAACACTTAAAATGGTGTATGGGTTTGGTCAAGATAAAATTCAAAACGAACTTGTAAGATTAGAAGAAAAGAAAAAAGCAAACGAAGAACAAGGGTTTAATTTTATAGGTGATGAAGATGCAACTACTCGTGCACGAGCAAGAGAAGCTTTTGATGGTAGTGGTAAAAAAATTATATCAAAAGATGAATATGAGGATACAAATCGAGAAATAGGAAACCAAAGACAAAAATCATTAAAATCGGTTTCTAACCCCCTTAAAAACCCCGGAATAGTTCCTATAGTATATCAAGTTCAAAGGATAAATTCTTTTAATTTATGTAATCCTTTTACTTTAGGTGTTCAAGCTGCTTTCCCACCAGGTAGTCCTGTTGCTAATGGAATACAATCTGTTCAAGGTAAATTAAAACAGATACAAGATATTTTTAGAAATTTTACTTTAATAGGAGGAACTAAAACAGTAACAGCTGAATCAATTCCCTTTCCTATAAGAGAAGGAGAAATGATTTTTAGTATAGCTTCTCCTGAAGTTATTCAACCTGGAACTACAGTTTATATTCAACAAACAGATGATGAAACTATATTTACTAATATGGTAGGTGTAGTAAAATCAAATAGTACTGAAGCTGCTACTGTAGCTCCCTCACTTGGAACTGTTTCTGCTTTAGATACTTCTTTTAGAAATTCTCCAGATATAAATTCAGCATTTGAAGGTTTATCATCAGCAACAGATTTTAGCACTAATTCAGGTGGAACAATAGAGGATAGTTCTTTTACTGGATTTGATCTTGGTGGTTTACCTAGAAAAGCTAGAAGAAAATTAAAGAAAAAAGGATTATCAACTAATATTGATATAGAAGGAGCTAGTCAATTACAAGGTTCTTCTTTTGGCAATAGTGGAGTAGGAGATTTTGACCAGGATGGGATTGGTAATGATATTGATATTCAACCACTTAAAAATAACCCAAACGATTTTAGTAAGTTTGCTCCAAAAACAGAAACTCTTCAATACGTTATAGAAATTCAAAGATTTGAACCCTTTGATCCTCCTACTCAAAAAACTAAAGCAGGTAATACTGTTTTAGATGATGCAGGTGAACCAGTTTTAAGAACTTTTAGTAATTGGCAGTTTGAATATGAAGCTCAACAAATTACTGATGTAAAAAAATTAGCAGAAGAACTTGAATCTATAACAGTTGCATTAAGAGATTTAGGTGTTAATGATTTAATAATTGCTTTAAATCGTCTTCCCTCAAATTTCTTAGGATTAGGTAAATTACAAGATGCAATGCTTGAAGTAGCAACATTTATTGATGGTAAAGTAGTTCCCGCAGCAAATTCATTAGCAGATGAAACTAGTACAGCTGCCCAAACACTTTCAGGTGGACTTACGTCACAAGAAGTAATAAGACGTTCTAGAATATTAGGTGATTTTTATGCTAAATTATTACCTATACTTAATTTTGATTTATCTTTAGAAAATATATTTGAAAAACAAATAAAAGATATAAATAAAACCTTAAGAGGAGTAATACCTTATGAACAATTAGCAAAAATAGTAAGAGCAGTTGAAAAATTTGTTAGATTTGTTGTTAAAATAGTTGATTTTATAATTGCTATATTACAATTTTTAAATACAATTATAAAAGTATTTTTAGTTGTAGCTAAAGTATTAACAACAGTAATAAAAGTAATTAAAGCAGTAGCTATAGTATTACCTGCTATATTTTTAACTGCTGGAATTATAGCAGCTTTCCAAGATATTATAGAAAAAGTTAGCCAAGGGTTAGATACAGCCACTGCTATATTAAAAGAATTTTCCGAAGCTTTAGATAAAATGATTGCAAGTTTACAATTTCTTAGAGGGTGGTTATTAATATTAGCAGGAGAATTAGGAAATCTTGCTCAAACACTTGAAACATGTGCTTCTTTAAATGGAAGAATAGATGTTACTGGAACTTTTCAAGGACTAATTTCAGCTGCAACTGGCTTGCCATTCCCTGATAATCAAGTAAGAAGTGATGTAAAATCAAATTTCGAATTTTATTCTAATTTTGATCCATTTGGAAATGGTCAAGCTCAATCTTCAGGTTCTAATTTTGGTGAAACTTTAATTACTACTGCTGATGGTTCTATAATAGTACTTGATGGTACTGTATGGGGGTTTGATCAAAATGGAAATATTGTATTTGGAGGTGATTTAGTTTCATTATCTACTGGAGTAAATTTTGAAGAAACAAGGGGTCAAAAATTTAGAGAAAATTTAAGAGAAAATTTTACCTTTTATACTTTTAATAAATTTAAAGGTCCTGATTATGAACAATTAGTTCAAAATCTTCAAGCACAAAGTATTGAATCATATGCTCAAACTGTAGAACAAATTAGACAAGAAACACCTACAGATAGATTTGGTAATTTTCAGGAAGTTTATTTAGGTTATACTATTAGAATTGAAGAAGAAAAACCAATACAAGATACAGCTAAAGGTGAAAGTAATTTAACTAGAAGAAGGGGAGTTGCTTTTGATTTTGAAGGTAAATTAGTGGCATCATCAGATTTAACTTTTAGTGATGATTTAAATCTTATAGTAAATGAAGTTAAATTTAGAATAAAAAGAAACATTGATCAAGGTATTATTGGTGTAGGAACCTTAGATAACCAAGATTTCCCGGATGATGATGCTATTAAATTGGCTGAAACTACAGGTGCTAATCCTTTAGCAATTAGTAATATAAAAGCACAAGCAAATAATAAAGCTGCTAATGATATAAATTCATCTAGCGGTGGTGTTGATCCTACTCCTGTAGAAATGAGAACAGGTAATGTTCCTTTTCAAGAAGCCAGTGGTGAACCAGCTAGTATAGTTGCTAATCAATCTTCACCAAATAAAACAATTAACCCATCCCAATTAATCCAACAACCATTTTCTGAATTTATAGAAGAAAACCCATCATTAAAGAAAATGCAAGATACTTTTCAATTACTTCAAGGTGCAAGTATGTCTCAACTTTCAGATATTATGTCTGAACCAGGAGTATTTAATTTAAATGGTGAAGAATTAGCTGAAAAACTAAAAAATAATATAATTGGTGCAATTAATCCTAATCCTGAAAAAATAGAAGAAATCAAAAATAAAACTGAAATATGGTTAGAGGCATTAAAAAAACAAACTAAAATTGATTATGAACAATTAACTTTAGGTATGCATCCAAAAGCAAGAGCTAAATTTAAACCGTATGAAGTATATTATGATGAAATAGAACAAGAAGAATTAGAAAACTGGATTAAATTTTTACTTTCTAAAAAATATACTGAAGAAGAGATTCAAGCGGGTATAAGAGAAGAAGAATTACGTGATGAATATAAAATCAAATTTAACGTAAAAGGTAAAAGAGGAAGAATAATAAAAGTCCAAATAGCAAGAAGAAATCAAAGATTAAGAAGTAAATTAAAATAATAAAAATTGAGTAAATAAATATTTATAATCATGAAAATAGAAGCTTTTAGAACAATAATTCGGGAAGAAGTAAGAACTGTAATTAAGGAAGAATTATCTTTAATTATGAGTACTCCTATTACTGAAAATAAAATAGTAAAGAAGCCCGTTGTAGAACAAAAAACAAAGAAAAAACAAACATTTTCTGAAATTGTTAATGAGGAAAAACAACCACAACAACCTCAAAAACCTACTAAACCACTATTTGAATCAAAAGATCCTTTAGCACAAATATTAAATGAAACTGCTGCTGCTGGAGAATGGAGATCTTTAGGAGGTGGAGATTTTACTGCTCAAAACGCAGTAGGTTTTAATGGGGGGATGCCTCAACAAGAAACAAAAGTAGTTGAATCAGTAGAACAAATGTCTACTTCAAAGACCTCTGATATAAATCAAGTATCAATTGATGCTGTTCCTGATTTTTCAGGAATGATGGATAAGTTTAAAGAAGAAGGTAAATTATAATGGCTTACATAGTAAGGAATGTTGATGTATTAGATTTAAAACCAAGTACAGGGGTTGGAATTTCTATCCCTTTTGATGGTCAAACAGGTATTAATACAACTTTTACAACAACAGCTGCTATAAAATCTAATTTAATAAATTTTCTTTTAACAGGTAAGAGAGAAAGAATAATGAATCCTGGTTTTGGCTCAGGATTAAGAGGAGTAATTTTTGAACAAGTAACTGAAGATACTTCTGCAGTTATAGAAGATTTAATTAGAGGAGGAATTGAAGCATTTTTTCCTCAAGTTATAATAGAGTCTTTAGATATAGTTCTTACTCCTAATACTGGAACTATTAATATATATTTAAAGTATACAATAATTAACACCAATATTGAAGATGAACTTCAATTAAATTTAAACCTGCAAAATGCCACAAGCTAAAAATATACAATATCTTAATAAAGATTTTGATACTCTAAAACAAAAATTAATAGAGTTTGCTGAGATATATTATCCTAGCACTTATAATGACTTTTCAGAAGAATCTGCAGGTATGATGTTAATAGAGATGGCATCATATGTTGGTGATGTTTTATCTTTTTATACTGATAATCAAGTTCAAGAAAATTATATACAATTTGCTAAACAAAGAGATAATTTATTAAGTTTAGCTTATTCAATGGGATATCAACCTCAAGTAACTAATGCTTCTACTACAGATGTTGAAATATTTCAAACAATCCCATCAACCACATCACGTGGTACAGTTCAACCCGATTGGAATTATGCTTTAATATTAGAAGAAGGTGCACAACTTCAGTCTGCTAATAATACTAGTGTATTTTTTTATATAGAAGATAAAGTTGATTTTACAGTATCAGGAAGTGCTGATCCAACAGATATATCTGTTTATTCTACTAATGCTGCTAACCAGCCAAGTTTTTATTTATTAAAAAAGAAGGCTAGAGCAGTATCTGGTAATTTACAAACAACTACTTTTTCATTTACAACACCACAAAGATTTTCTACAGTAGAAATTACTGATAATAATATTATAGAAATAATAAAATGTACAGATAGTGATGGCCACCGTTGGTATGAAGTTCCTTACTTAGCACAAGAAACTATTTTTAATCCAACTTCAAATATAGCAGCAAATGATCCAAATTTATACCAATATAATGAGACAACTCCTTATTTATTAAAAATTGAAAAGGTACCTAGAAGATTTGTCTCAAGATTTAAAGCTAATAATACTTTAGAATTACAATTTGGCCCTGGAGTTTCATCTAATCCAGATGAAGAAATAATCCCAAATTCGGATAATATAGGTTTAGGATTACCTTATGGAGTTGATAAGCTAACAACAGCGTATGATCCATCAAATTTTTTATATACTAAAACTTATGGATTAGCACCTTCAAATACTACATTAACAATAGAATATTTAACAGGAGGAGGAGCAGAATCTAATGTACCTGCTCAATCATTAACAATTCTAACTTCAGGAAATACAACATTTTTTGGAAATAATTTAGATGCAACTCTATCATCAACAGTTCAGGCATCATTAGCATTTAATAATTTAAAACCAGCTATAGGAGGAGGAGATGGAGATACAAATGAAGATATAAGATTAAATTCTTTAGCACAGTATCCTACACAATTAAGAACTGTAACTAAAGATGATTATATGATTAGAGCTTTATCATTACCATCTAAATACGGAGTAATATATAAAACTTATATAACACAAGAAAGTGATATTTTAAATAATAATACAACCTCATTTAGTGATTATAATGATAATACTTTATGTTTATATATTTTATCTAAAAATAATAATGGGTTACTTACATTAGCTGATCCTGCTTTAAAACAAAATTTAAAAACATATTTAGCCGAATATAGAATGGTTACAGATGCTGTAGCTATTAAAGATGCTTTTATAATTAATTTAGGAATAAACTTTGATGTTATTATGCTTCCTAATTTTAATAATAGAATAGTATTAAATGAATGTATCAATGCTTTAAAAGTATATTTTGATACAGATAAATGGCAAATTAATCAACCTATTTTAATAAATAATGTTAAAAATATTTTAGATACAGTTGAAGGAGTACAAACAATTAAAAATTTAACTATTGTAAACAAATCAGGTTCTTCTTCGGGATATTCTGAATATGCTTATGATATAGAAGGAGCTACAATAGATAATGTACTTTACCCTTCTTTAGATCCTAGTATATTTGAAGTAAGATTCCCAGACATTGACATTCAAGGTAGAGTAGTAACAAATTAAAAAATAAAATGGCTGTATATAAACTATTTTCTGAACAAGACGCTTTTTTAAGGTCACAACATCCAGCTCAAAATACTGGTAGAGATGAAGTTTTAGAAATTTCTAATATTAATGGTATAAATCAATTATCATCGGCTCAAGGTGATTTACCTGCTGTAAATCGTGCGTTAATTCAATTTAAAAATGCGAGTATAAACGATATAGTTACTAATACAATAGGTTCTACGGCTTATAAAACTAATTTAAGATTATACTTAGCTACTGCGGGAAATTTACCATTAGATTACACAATAGAAGCATTCCCAGTTTCACAAAGTTGGGATATGGGTACAGGAAGAATAGCAGATGATCCAAAAACTGATAATGGTTGTTCTTGGACTTTTGCAGGAGAATCAGGTTCAAATAGATGGACAACAACAGGTTTTGCTGATTATGTTACAGCTTCATTTGGATTAGAATCAGGAGGAAGTACTTGGTATACAGGTTCAACTGGAACATTTAGTGGAGTTTTATTATCAACTAAATCAAGTCAAAGTTTTGATTATACAAGTGATAAAGATATTAATATGCCCGTAACTGATACTATTAGATTATGGCTTACAAGTTCCGCTCAAAATTTAGAAAATAATGGGTTTGTATTAAAATTAGATGATTCAATTGAATTTGGAACTGATTACGTTGATACAAATTTCTTTTCAATGGATACACATACAATTTATCCACCTTCATTAGAATTTAAATGGGATGATTCAATAGTTGATGGTTATTTCTTAACAGGATCTGGTACAGGATCCGTAGTAACTTCTAGTGCTTTTATTTCTAAATTTACTAATTTACAATCAACATTTGAAGATTCAATGATATTTGATTTTGAAGTAAAAACAAGAGATATATTCCCTGCTAGGTCATTTCAAACTCAATCCGTATATTTAAACACTAAATTACTACCAACTTCTTCTTATTGGGCAATTAAAGATGCTAAAACTGGAGAAATGGTTATTGATTTTGATACAAATTATACTAAATTAAGTATGAATTCAAGTTCTAATTACTTTAAAGTTTATATGG